ATAATAGCCGACATCGCTTAGGATTGGGGAATCCCGCTGGGAACCGTGGAGGGCCCGGATACGCCCCTGGGCAAGAACATGTTACGGGCGAAGTCGCTCGCAGACATGATCTACGCCGTGCTGGACCAGACGAAGAAACGGGGCGGCGGGAAGTGGATCGTCCGGAGCCGGGAGGGTGTGATCGACATCGTGCGCGCGGGCGGGAACAGCCCCGTCTACTGGCTGAGGGCTGACGAGTCGGTCCAGAGCGTGGAGGAGGAGCGGAGCATCGAGGATCTGGTGACCAGGGTCCGGATCGTCGGCTCGGCGGATGATGAGGAGCGGGCCCCGGTGATCGCCACCCTGGATGGCCGCACCGAGTTCGGCGTCCTCCAGGAGCTGGTGACGCAATCGGACAGCGACAGCCCCGAGGTGGCCCAGCAAGAAGCCCAGGACCTCCTGGATGAGCGGGGGGACGAGAAGAAGACCAGGAAGGTGACTGGGCCGGATCTCCCCTTCCTGCGACGGGGGGACAAGATCCGGATCACGGCCGGCACCCTGGACGGCTACTACCTGGTGGCGGCGGTGCAGCACGATGCCCGGAGCCGCATCATGACGCTGGAGGTGGAGGAGCCGTGAGCGGGAATATGCTGGCGCGGCTCATCGATGGCCGCATCATGGATCGGCTTCAGCGGCCTGACGCGCTGGAGCTGGGGACGATCCAGCCGGACATGAGCCTGCTCCTCGACCGCTTCCAGGTGCCGATCCCCGTCGGCGACTATCTGGTCTGCCGGAGCCTGCGGCTCGCGGATCCGATGGTGACGACGGCGCCCGGCGGCGGAGATGGCCACACCCACCAGGTGCCGCGACCGGCGGAGCTGGCGTCGCTGGCGCCGGGGGACCGGGTGCTGGTGGCATGGGTGAACAACGGGTCTGACCCGGTAGTGATCGACGTGGTGAGCTAGATGCCGAACCTGTATCCCGTCTTCGATACACCGAGCCTCGCGGGCCGGCAACCTGCCCAGCCGAAGGTCGGCTACGGCAAGGCCCCGGCCTTCGACTTCGAACGGGGCGACTTCATCCTTGACGGTGCCGGACGGGTGTCTTTGCTCGACGGCCACCGCGCGTGGGTGCAGTGGTGCGTCAAGGCGATTCTGACGGAACGCTATTCGGCGCTGGTGTACAGCCCCCGCTACGGGGTCGAGTTTGAGCAGGCGAGGCGGCAGCCGAACCGGCGGGCGGCGGAGGCGGCCATCGAGCGGGCTATCACTGAGGCGCTGCTAGTGGACCGCCGCACCAAGGCCGTGCGGGACTTCTCGTTTGCCTGGAACGGCGACGAGCTGAGCGTATCGTGCACCGTGGTGCCAACGATCGGCACCGACGAACGAATAGAGGTGAGCTTGAGTGGTTGATCTACCCGTCTACCTCCAGGATGAGCAGAACGATACAACGATCCTCCAGAGGATGAAGAACAACCTGCCGGCAGACCTGGATGTGACCGACGGAAGTTTTCTTCACGATGCTCTGGCGCCGGCAGCGATAGAGCTGGCCCAGGCCGCCGCATGGGCGCAGGAGGTGCTGCGGCGTGGCTTCGCATCCACGACCTTCGGGGCATACCTGGACCTGCGAGCAGAAGAACACGGGGTGACGCGACTACCGGCCACCAAGGCCAGGGGCACCGTGACCTTCACGGGGACTCCGGACACGGTCATTCCCGCGGGGACCAGGGTCAGCACGGCCAGCACCCCCACCACGCCGGCCCAGGTCTTCACCACCGACGCCGAGGCGACCGTCGGCGCCGGCGGGACCGTCGATGCCGCCGTGACGGCGGAGGTGGCCGGAAGCGCCGGCAACGTGGCGGCGGGGAGGATCACCTTCCTGACAACCCCGGTGGCGGGTGTCAGCTCCGTGACCAACGCTGCGCCCACGAGCGGCGGCACCGACACGGAGAGCGACGCCGCGCTGCTGGCCCGCTACCTCCAGAGGGTGCGCAACCCCTCCAGCTCGGGAAACAAGGCCGACTATATCAACTGGGCGATGGAGGTGCCGGGCGTGGGCGGGGTGTCGGTGGTGCCCCTCTGGAACGGCCCCGGCACGGTGAAGGTGGCCATCATCAAGACCGATAAGACGCCGGCGGATGCGGCGCTGGTGGACGCGGTGCAGGCGTACATCGACCCCGATCCCGCCATGGGCGAGGGGAAGGCGCCCGTCGGGGCGGCGGTGACCGTGGTGGCGGCGACGGCGGTGCAGATCAACGTCGCTGCGACGCTCACCATCGCACCCGGGTACGAAGCGGCCAGCGTGAAGGCCGCTGTGGAGGCCAACATCGACGCCTACATCAAGAGCCTGGCCTTCGCCCAGGACAACGACGTGCTCTACAGCCGCGTCGGGAACGCCATCATCGACACGGTGGGGGTGCAGGACTACTCGGGCCTGCTGGTGAACGGCGGGACGGCCAACATCCCCATCGGTGACACCGAGGTGGCGGTGAAAGGGACGGTGACGCTGAGCCCATGAGTCCGCTATCGCTCCTAACAAGCCCGCGTGGGCAGAAGATGCTGACGTACCTGCCGGGTCTGTACGAGCAGTCCAGGGTGATGCAGGAGCTGCTTCAGGCCGAGGGCCTGGAGATGGACGCCCTGCGGCAGGCGATAGACGAGACGCTGGACCAGTTCTTCGTGCGGACCGCCACATGGTCGCTCGATGACTGGGAAGAGGAGCTGGGGCTGACGCCGGCGCCGACGCAGCCCGAGAGCGAGCGGCGCGACCGGATCGTGAGCCGAATACGGGGCTACGGCACCTGCACGATCAGCGTGGTGAAGTCGGTATCGGAGTCGTATGTCTACGGGGCGGTGGATGTGACGGAGCAGCCGGAGCTGTACCGGGTGACGGTGAAGTTCGTCGACCAGCATGGCATCCCGCCGAACTTCACTGACCTGCAGGCTGCACTTCGGGCGGTGGTGCCGGCGCATCTGGAGATCGTGTACCAGTTCACCTACATGACCTGGGACCAATGGGATGCCCTTGGCAAGACATGGGATCAGACCGATGCTCTGGGGCTCACATGGGACGACTTCGATAGATACTCTCCGTGAGGAGGTGATGGGATATGTCTGAACCAAGTCCGCGACTCGGCATACCGCTCCCGGTGGGGACGGACAACAACAATCGACTCAACTACCGCGCGGCGCTGGAGCAGATCGACGCCGCGGCAGCCAGGAAGACGGACCTGGACGATCATCTGGCCAGCAATCCGGCCGACCACGCGGCGGGGTCCATCACGGACACGCTGGTCGGGAATAGGATGGTGGATCAGGCCCAAGTGCCGTCCGGCAGCACAGGGACACTGACACAGCTTTTCTCATGGCTCGCCAATCGTATCAAAGCCATCACTGGCAAAACCAACTGGTACGACGCACCGGATACGACCCTGGCGGCAGCCAAGAGCCATATGGACGCCACGACGGCTCACGGCACAACCGGGGCCGTTGTGGGGACAACGGACACTCAGACCCTCACCAACAAGACGCTCACCACCCCTGCTATAGCCGACTTCACCAACGCGCAGCATGCCCATGCTGCCGCCGCGAGTGGCGGGCAGGTGGATCACGTGAACCTTCTGAACAAAGGTACCAACACCCATGCTCAGATAGACTCCCATATCTCAGCCAGCACGGGAGTACATGGCGTGGGGGCATCTACTGTTGAGAGTACGGCGGGCTCCCAGGCCAAGGTGGATACCCACGCAGCGTTGACTGCTGCCCACGGGGCCACCGGCGCGGTCGTGGGTACTACCAACACTCAAACACTTACCAACAAGACTCTCACGGCTCCCACCATGGATACCCCGGCCATCACCGCTGGGGCGAAGATGACCCAGATAGCTACCCCAGCAGCACCCGGGGCTGGGCTGTCCCTGATCTACCCCAAGAGCGATGGCAAGCTCTACATACGCAGCGGCACCGGCAACGAGGCCACCGTGGGGGAGCTGTGGCAGCATGCCCAATCCTCTACCACGCCCGACGGCAGCACGACTCAGTTCAACATCGGCTCGGGGGTGGCATCGTCTAAAGTGCGAGTATTCGTGAACGGCCTGCTGCGGCGGCCCACCACGGACTATTCGTTCACAGCGGGCAATAGCTACGTGACGTTTGCGTGGGCGCCGGCTACAGGTGACGATGTCCGTATGGACTATGTGGCGGTGTAGCGATGACGATGGTATCTACTCCTGCAACATTCACCCGCTCATCCATTGCATACCTCCCTGACACTGGGGCTCAGGTACCTGCCAACGTGCCGCGCTTCCCAGTCGTGGCGGGGCGGCGAGGTCTGCTGGTGGAGGAGGGGACGACGAACCTGCTGAGCGCCGCTAATTCACAGGGTTTCAGTTCACCGGTCGATGTAACCGTTACGGTTGGTCAAAAATACACCGTCAGCATGACCGGAACGGGGAGTATCGCGCTGTCTGGGGCGGGCACGGGAACTGTAACGGCAGGCAATCCGGTGACGATCACAGCGGCGTCAACTACACTTACGCTCACGCCGACGGGCACTACCGGCCGGGTGCAGGTCGAGCAAAAGGCATATGCCACCTCCTGGCAGCTAGGCGGGGCACCCCGCGCTGCCGAAGTTCTTACTATTAATCCTGCTGCTGTATTAAACACAAGCGAGGGGACAATCGAGGCATGGGTGTATGTGGGAACATCAGGAACGGGCATTAGGGAAACAAGCGTAAATCGATACATCTTTTCTATGAGAGGCGCAACTGACAGTCAGAACTCGTTGAGGATATATCACTCAAACGGCAACTTGTGGTACGTCAACGTCTATGATGAGAGCGGAACCCCCTCCGGCAATGGGGTGACTGACACGCTAACTTCAGGCTGGCATCTGATTGGTGTACGTTTTTCGTCCGCTAGGCTGGGTTTATTGATAGATGGTGTAGAGGTGGCAGTGGTTGTTAATCCCAGTCTAATGTCTACGATACCATCATCCGCCTATATTGGCCTTTGGGCATCTGGAAGTTATGGTTGGTGCAATACTATTATTTCTCAGTTCCGCATCTCCTCCCGCGCCCGCACTGATGCCGAGATCCTAGCTGCATACCAGAGCGGAACGCTTACGTATGACAGCGACACGACGTATTTGTTGCCGCTCCAAGGAGATCTTTATCCACACAACCCGCGCATTCTCCTCAAGGCAGCGGACTTCAAGGAGTTGCCGATCCCCCAGGGGTCGATCGGTTTGTGGTCGGGGACCGTTGCATCTGTCGAAAGCTACCTCAAGCCTTTAGGTTTTGAGTTAGCGGATGGTTCGGCATCGTATCATGACCCCTCATACACCAAACCTGCATTACTAGATGGCAGGTTCGTTAAGAGTGTAACCAACCCTTCTGATACACCTGGAAGTACCTCCGGCAGTGAAACGCATGTGCATACAGTACCTAGCCACGTTCACGATACGGGGCCACAATCTGGTGGTGCTTACTACCAAGGAGGTGATTGGGAAAGGCTTTGCCGTCACCCACACGATCATAACAACTCTTCTAGTGCAGAAGGCAATTATGGGGCAGCAACTAACCTTCCACCATTTGGGGAAAAAATACCTGTCGTATATACCCCAAAAGGCAATACTACGAGAGGTCTCTTAACGCCAGAGTCACTTAAGGAGTCTGCGCTGCTTCCTCAGAAAGTCATAGTCATTCGGGCTGACACGATCGTACCTAACGGTTGGGCAAGGTGCGACGGGTCAACCGTCAACGGAGTTATAACTCCCAATTTGTTGGGGAAGTACATAAGGGGTATTCCCAACACGAGTACAAACCCGGGTTCTACCGGCGGGGCTTCTACCCATACCCACGATGCCTCCCATACTCATACATCAGGGATTTGTAACAGCGCGGCTGAGGGGTGGGGAGGTGAGTATTTTACGGCAACAGGAAACCATACCCACCAGTTATTGTCAATTTCCTTAATTACAGGTTCAGGCTCAGTTGAGCCTCCAAGTAAAACCTACCAGTTCTTGTGTTTTGTTGGTTACGGCTCAGGAACAGCCTCCCATGCTAGTGCGACAGTTTCAGGTGACGATATTTCGGATATGCTGAAAGCCCCTAGAGGTCTTGAGTTGATTTGGGGCCATCCGGTAGCTGAAATCCCAGACACCTGGGGCCACTGCGACGGGAGTGCATGGGCTAACGGCGCGCCTCCGGGGCACGGCGCAAGTAAGCCTAACATGCTCGGTAAGTTTCTAAAAATCGTTCCTGACAATGCTACCGACGGCGGTACAACTGGGGGTAGTATATCCCATACTCACCCCAACGATACTCACACACATACGTTGGGCTATTATGACCAGTACCCTAGCACCTGGGGGTGTAAAGAAGAGGGAGGTCGAAATGCTACATATACTCATACTCACCCGGCAAGTACGCCTCCTGTAGGTATGACCTTAACAGGTAATGATCTACCTTTGCATATTGAGGTTGCCTTCATAGTGAGGGACTGATGAGCAAGCGTAAACGCTTCGAGCAACTCCAGACTGAGCTACAGCGGGTGGAACAGAGTTTCGTTGCTCACAACGAGGTCCTCGGACACCCGGATTTCTGCGTGCAGCAGTCCATCCAGATCAAGGTGTGGGACTGCCTCCTCGGGACTCCTGAAAGCCCCGCCAACGTCTGGGTGGACTGGACAGCCAGTTTGGATCGGAAGAAGGTACTGAAGGCGCTACGTATGGCGGTCAAACGTATGGAGTACGACATCAAGTTGGACGAGTTCTTCCGCCTAAGGGCGGAGTTGGATGCGGAGCAGCAGTGAGGGCAGGCCGTCCTGGAGCAAGTGCAGGAGATCGTCGTGCAGCGGATGGCGGCGCAGGCGACCCAGGAAGGCGAGGTGGTCGACCTCAAAACATTGCCCAGGTTGCTGGGATAGGAGTTTGAAATGGAAGACTGGTCCAAATGGTTAGTTGGCGTAGTTGGCGCGGTAGTCGGCGCTATCTTCACACCGCCGTTCGTGGCGGCGCTCGCTGGTCTACTCTTTCTGTTCTTCATGGATTGGCTTTCGGGTTCGGTGGCCGCTGTGAAGAATGATAAAGCGATAGAACCCGAAATTGCCTATCAGGGAAGAAGTGGTAGCGGCGGCTGGAGACGCAAAGCACAGATACTCATTCTAGTTTTGTCGGTGGCAGTCCTCCAGGAGTTAGCCGAATTTCTTGGGAACACAGACCTATCGGGCCTGGAGACGGCCACGGTTCTATGCTTTGCATTCGCAACAGTTGAGTTAACGTCCATCGCCAGAAATGCTGCACTTAGCGGTGCGGCTGTGACGCTGCTGGAACCGATCTTCAAGCTGCATGGAGGGAGCAATGAAAATTATCGATCTTCAACCAAGGTATCCGAGCCCGTACAAGACGAGAAAACTCAGTGATATTAAACTAATCATCTGGCACCATAGCGCGGGCAGCATCCCGACGACGCCGGCGCAAGCTTTAGCGCAGCTTGACGCGATCTACAACTGGCACACCAAAGAGTACAAATGGCCTGGATCAGGCTATCACTTCGGAATCGGCGCAGGCCAGGTGTACCAGCTAAACAGCCTTGACGAAATCTCCTATCACACAGCATATTGCAACGATAACAGTGTCGGCGTGGTGTTTTTGGGCAACTACGAATGGTCGCAGCCGTCTGTATCTGACCTAAATGCTGGTAAATGGCTTGCCGAGCATTTAGAGAACGTACTAGGGCGAGAGCTTGAACATAAGGGTCACGCAGAAGCAAGTCCTGGCAGCACGGCCTTCTGTCCGTCGCGCGCATGGAATAGCTGGCGTAACCGACTCTTGCCTGACCGAATGAGCGAAGACGAGAGATATTTCGCCTTCTTCGGGATTCCGCCGATTCCAGGAAGCGCGATCTGGAATTACTGGCTAGAGCAACGGCGAATTGGAGCGAATATGGGACCAGCGATCACGCCAGAATTGGATGGCGCACCGTATGGCGAAGTTGGGAACATCGTGCAGTTTTTTGCTAATGCCGTGGTAGTGTGCAAGCCATCCGAAAACTGGGCGTGTTATCGGGCACTTCAGTACCTAGAACCGGAGCGGTGGAAGCTGCCTGCCTAATTTTTTGATGCTTTTTTTGATGCATCAACCATGGGGGTTAGTGCATCAAAATGGCGTTTTTCGGGCTGTTTCGAGACGATTTCGTGCGTGATAATGGCTCGTGATGGCCGTTTCAAGCCGGTAGCCGTGGTTTCCTAAACCGCGTGTCGGCTGTTCGAGTCAGCCCAGGGGTACCAGTAACAGTTAGCCCCGCTTCTACAGCGGGGCTACTTCTTTTATCTCCGTTATCATGTCTCCAGGGCAAGCCGACACCGTTGATGCCTATTCTGATGCCTGTCTGTTCTCCAGAACTCTCAGATGCGGCCGCGGTGGCCGGCTCAGCAGCCCGTTGAGCGCGTCCATTGCCTCCCGGTGCAGCGGTTCGGCACGGCCTTGGTAGAGATCGCTGGTGATTGCAATACTAGTGTGTCCCAGTATCTCCTGGACGATTTTAGGCGGGACATGGAGATGCAGCAGCAACGTGGCCGCGCTGTGCCGCAGGCCGTGGAAGGTGATACGCGGCAGACCGGAGTCTCGAATTAGCCGGTCGAAGGCGGTAGTTACTGCCCGCGGCTCCCACGGTTTGCCAACTGAGTTCGGAAATACCAGCTCCGACTGCGGCGCTCGCTCCCGCTGCCGCTCCAGGGCAACGACGCCAATCTCTGTGAGAGCCACCATACGCCGCGACGTGCGGCTCTTCGGCTCACTGAACACGAGCCCCTCGCCCGGCACTCGCCGGAGCTGCTGTGCCACCCGAATCGTCCGACCGGCCAGGTCCACGTCCTCCCAGCGTAGTCCTAGTACCTCGCCCAGCCGCAGCCCTGTCGTGAGCGCAATGGTGACAGGGCCCTCCAGCCGCGTATCCCGCACCAGCTCCAGCAGCCGGAGCGATTGGACTGGATCGAGCACCGGCATCTCTTTGCGCTCCAGTTTTGGCCCCTTCACCACGTCGCATACGTTGCGCTGCACCAGCCCCCACTCCCATGCGACCTGGAGCGCGTTGTGGAGCACCGCCAGCATCTGGTGCACCGTGCGGGGGGCGAGGTTGGTACGCTGTTTAGCCGCCACCATCGCCTGCACGTCCTGGGGCGTCAGGCGTGACAGCCGAATGGCGCCGAGTGTCGGGATCAGATGACACCGGACATTCTGCTCGTAGCGGACGTACACGCTCGGACGCACACCAGGCTTCACGACATCACGGAGCCAGCGGTGGAGGTAATCAGCGACGGTGAGCCGATCATCGGGCAACGGCCGGCCTTGTTCCAGGAGTCGCTTCGCATCATTTCGTTTCTTCTGGGCTTCCCGGAGGGTCCGGCCATAAAACGCCTTCATCCGACCGTCCGGCAGCCGCAGGCGGACCTGCCAGCGGCCGTCAGTGAGCTGTGTTCCCTGCCCACGGGGACGGCGGGGCTTAGGCTGATCATTCTCCGGCACCACACTGAACCTCCTAGTCTATCTCAATGTTGGTTGATTGTTAGTTGACATTAATTCGCGGAGTGTTTATTAGCCCGCCATCCGTGACATCAAGAATCGCCTCCATCGGGGTTTATATTCGGCCAAAGCTAGCTCTAGGGCTTCAACCGGCACGTCTAACATTCTAGCCACAACATCTACGGATGGGTCCTGCGAATTGCGCAACATCTCGATCGCTTTGGCTACGGTTACATCGTCAAGACGAATTTGGGCGAAGGGGATCGCGGTGAGAGGGTCGCGGCGGCGGGGCGGTATGTGCATTCGTTCTTCGTGATCCTCGATGCCCTCGGCGACCATCGTCGCACAGTTGTCCATGGAGACTCTGGCGATCTCGCTGAGGAAGCGTATGGGTTGCTCGGTTTGCTGCATTGGTGTTACCTCCAAAAGGGGATACAGCATTAAGCGATGCCAACCAGCATGTTAGCAGATGTTGTCGGATAGAACAAGTGTTCTAGGCCGGTGTTTATGCCTGAGGCGGCATTCAATCAATGCAATGGCGGCTTGATGACAGCAAGGTCGGGGAGGACCATCTGGCCAATGATCTGAGGCTCCTCAATGCGGATCCCCGGATGTTGGACCGATGTCACCAGACGATCCCAGGCCAACAAGACATCACAACCCGCCCTTAGTGAACAGGCCAGGTGGATGGCATCATTGGGATAAATGGCATATTGGCGACAGAAGGCGTTGGCCTGCTCTCCAACGGCGCGGTCAACGTCGACGATTTGAACAAACGGGTGCTCGAAGTATTCGAGTATCCTGTTGCTCAAGTGGGGATCGATGATGGGGCCACCACGGAGCTTGTGCACCTCTGCAAGTGTGATGGCAGATGTGTATATATCAAACTCGCCCCGCTCTGCCAAGCTAAGGATGTGAGCAGCGATCTCCCCGCGGTTCACTTCTCCACGCACTTCTCCTTTGATCCAGTCGATGAATACCGAGGAGTCCAGATATGGCTTTCGGTACTGGTCAGCCATTCCGAATGCTCCTTAGGTACTCCTCGGTAGTCATCTCTCCGGTGAAGTTCGGGTCAATTCCCTTCAATTCTGCCGCGGTCGGAAGATCTCGTGGATCCCTAAACGCACGAATCCGCTCCGACTCGACTCTCATGGGTTCTCCCCTGGCATTGGAGTGCACTACTCCAAGCACCGATACTCGTTTGCCCAGAGCTGTCTTCGCCGCTTCCAGCATCTCTTCACCCCCGAACCTGCAGGTGACTGCTTTGCGAGTACGGCTATGATAGATCACGAAGCGGGGCTTGCTGTGGACCGAGATCATCTCCAGCATGCCTTCCACCGAACCGATTGACCTTCGCCTAATCGGAATGAGCTGATCGATGTTGGCCGAGGCCCTGGCAGTAATCTCAACCCTGCGCTCCGAGGAGGTTACCTCCAGACCAGCCATTCCTTGCCTGCCAATAAGCTTTAGAAGCCTCCGAGTCTTCTGCATTCCATAGTCTGAAAAGTAGGGCGGGGTGGTCCCATCGGTCTCAATCTGTGCGAGCCCCGCCACGAAAGCTGCAACGACCTCTGGTCCAGCGTTCCTATCCTCGAACCTACTTCTGGGCTCCACCTCGAGGCAGAGACTGCCGGCCGAGAGATCCGTCACGACCCAGTCAAGGCTGCCACTAGGTTCCCCGGATACACCGGAATCGAGGTCGCGGAGTACGCTGAGAGTGCTATCCAACGCGGTCAAGAAGCCTCGCAGCGAGATCTGGCCCAGTTCACCCATGATCCGCAATCGCAAGGGAGCCATGTTTATCCCCCAATGTAAGCCGTAGTCTCAGGAGAATCCTGCATCCCATGGCGGCTCACTGGGCTAATTGTAACACCCTAGGTGTTCTCCAGTGATAGATTCACCTTGCACTGGCTACTTCTTCTTCTCGGGCTTTTTCGACGGTTCCGTCTGGCTGAGCGCACTGCCGGCAGCGGTCTTTGCCTTCTTGCTGGCACTCTTGCTGCGCAACACGTCTGACGCGGCGCTTGCTGCCTCCGGGCTCGTCTTCTTCTTGGGCATGGGAAGTCGCCTCCTTTCTGCTCTGTATCTGGCTTTCGTCTGCAGGGCCAAAACAGGCATCCGCTAGGCAGGCAGCCGCAGCTTCAGCTGCCTGGCTATCTGGAGTGCTGCGCCCTTGCCCTTGGGCGATACCCCCTTCATTGTCACCTTCTGCTTGAAGCCGAACCGATCCACGGTGACAACCAACCCCTCTGCCCCCGGTTCCCATACTTCCACGAACTGCCAGTTGCGGTCCTTGGTCGGGTTTACCCTGTCGGGCAGAACGCGAACCACGTCCTCCACCCGAGCGAGATCCAGGGCAGGGCAGTACCTATACTTGAATAGGGCCCGCTCCAGCTCGTGACGCATCCGGCCCTTGTCGAACTCCCAGTCGCCACCCCTACCGATCCACCTTCCCCAGGAGAACCACTCCGCTCGCTCGATGAACGGCATGCCGGTATGTATGCACCCCCAGAGGTTGAACTGCCAGTCGTTCTCGTACCCATAGCAGTAAAACTGGGGCTTATAGCAGGCCTTCTTGCGCTCGTAGCACGAGGCGAAGGAGAAGATGTTGTCCCACAAGGTCTTCTCCCCGTCGACATATACGGAACGGCGCCGCCATCCCTTTAGGTGCTCAACCAGCTCCGTGGCATCGTCCAGCTGGTGGGGCTGGAATGTCACCTGGTAGATGGCATTCTTGCCTTCGCCGACCTGGCGGAACGTAGCAAACCGGCTGGCACGGGTTACCGCGGCGTCAAAGCTGGCGGCCGTGGAGTATGGGAACTCAATGGTTATCCCACTTCTTGCAGGCGCCGGGCTATCGAAAATCGGCTCGGCACCGGAGGTATCCGATGCGTCAGTTGCGGAGCTGTCTCCCTGCTGCTGGAGGGGAGATCCACAATCTTGGCAGAACTTGGAGTTAGGCTCGTTGGGATAGCTGCAACTAGGACAAACCAAAGGAGATCGAGACAGGGGCGGCGGAATTATCCGAGAAGAGTCCAACGGCACAGAATCGGATAACCGAGATGGAGACAGCCCATTGCCGGGCTTGCGTCGCAACCTGTCGAATAGGCCCATGTCGCTCCTCCGATCATCTTCGCTAAGACAAGGTGTCTTATGTCAGCCGAGAAGATGGGACCCTACTTGGACCGATTCCTTTCCGGCTCCTCCGCCTTCTCCTCCCGCTCCCTCAGCCTTCTTCGCTCCTCAACCTGCTGCCAGATGAAGTCGATCTCCTCCTGGGGAAGGTCGGGGAAGGCTTGGGCGAGACGGGCCGTCATCTCCATCGTCTTCTGATGGATGTACTCAGGGCTGCCGAAACGCGGCCGTTCCTCCCGCAACCTCCTCACCACCGCCTCTGCCGTGGCCGGTGCGACCGCGTGGGTGAGCTCGTCGGCGATCCGTTCCACCGCTTCCGGCGCCAGCTCCACCGGGCGCCGCGCTACGGCCTCGCCGATACGCTCGATGGTGTCGGCGTCCAGGCGCACGGTCTGTGGGGCAGGCTCCTCACCCAGCAGGTCCAACTCCCGAAGCATCTCCGAAACGGTCATACCCATTGCTGACGAAAGCAGCGGCACGTCCTCCAGAGATGGCGACGACCGTCCGGACTCATAGGCCCGGTAGCCTCCCTCCGTCATGCCAAGAGCCTCGGCCACCGCAGCTTGGGTCAGGCCACGACTCTCACGCAGCCGTCTCAATCGCGCTGCTATCTCTCCACGAGCTTTTCGTCTGTGGCCTAAATCAACTGGATTAATCATCGAAAAAATTGTACGGAAAAATGCTTGACATGAGTCCGTACATATTGTACGATCTAGCGTGTAATTAGTACGGTTGGAGTAATCAATGCCATCCCAAACGAGTGGCGGTTTAATCAAAACTAGCTTTCAGGCGTATCCGGAAATGCTAGAGAAAATAGATGAGATGGCAACGGCTGAAGGGCTTTCCCGCGCTGATGTGATCCGCCGTCTCATTCGTCGTGGCCTGGAGATGGAGCGGCTGCTCCGTTCGGCC